CCCCCGCTGACACTGCGCCCCTCCTGCGCTAACCAAAGTATCAGCGGGTTTTCCCGGCTATCAGTCGGGATTTTTTTCCTTGTTCATTTCAGCGCCCAGCATTCGCAGCCGCTTCTGGTAAGCCTGCGAGTGCTGCAACATCGCGCCAGGCTCCATCCGTTTGAACTGCGCCTGGTTCGCTTCCTTGAAATTTTTTAGCGCTGTCATCCGGTCACGCTCACTTGCCTTGCCTGCCGACATCGCTTTATCGGCTAGCTCTTCGTAGGCTGCAGACCAATCCAGCTGCGTTGCGTGCGTTGACTTGACCACCGGCCCGGCATCACCTTTGCCTGGCACCATCAGCTGAAAACTGCCTAGCACATTAGGTTCTGCAGCAGGTTCTGCAGATTCTGCAGGCACGTTCTGCAATTCGACAACGGCTTCCTCCAGATCCGGCACATACTCATCTAATGGTGGCGGTGGTGGTGCGATCCGATCCAGCGGGTTAGATGGCAGCGGCGTGATATTCTTGGCTGGCTGTGGCCGTGCCTCTGGCGGGAAGTCTTGCGCCTCCTCAACTGTGATCAGCCCCTTCAGCGCATCAGGAAACGCATCACGCAGCGCAAAGCCTCGAGCTCGCATCTGCATCATGCGCTTTGGGTACGCCTGCCACGGCCCCTGCTTGCCCCATAGGCCAGCTCGCTTGGCATCCTCGACACTGAACTTGGCCACCACCGGCTTGCGACCCTTGCGCTTGGCAACGCAGACAGCTACCGGGTTTGGTGTGCCTTCGTCCTCGAAATACTCTTCGATGTCTTCGCAGTGTGGGCTCGCCTGCACCAGCGCCATCGCTGCATCACCGTAGACGCTGGGCTTGCCATTGATTACGGCAATGTTCTGGAGCGCCTGCATGGGTGCCAGGCCAATTTCCGCACCCCACTGCATGGCCACCAGAATATCTTGCGGCTTGCCGGTGTAGGCTTTGGGAACCAGGCTGGACGATGCCAGCTCTTCGGCAAACTGCCGGGCTTCGGTAAAGGTTGCAGGCGCGAAGCCTTGTCTAGTTGTAACGAGATTGGTCATTGTTATCCCCTGGTAAAAATTCATGGATGGTGTAAAGAACTAGCGCGGTAAAGGACTCGACGATTTCCTCGGCCTCGTCCTCGCTGCACTTGGGTATCGTGTTTAACAGCGCGACAACAGCTCTGGCGTGCGCCTCTTCGAGTTTGGTCATAGTGCCTCTTTGATGGACAGGGTTGATTGACGAATGCTGTATGCGTCCTTCGCAGGCACCACCTTCTCAGGTTGCGCCTTGTAACTACGCATTGGCCAGCGGATCTCGAAGCGTCCGACGGTGCCTTTGGATGCCTGTCCTAGCATGGCTTTAAGTTCAGTCTCGGCCTCGCTGCGCTTGCCTTCTGCCTCTTTAATGTCTGCGTTAGCGGCTAGGATCTGGTCGGCCAGCTGTTCAGCGCGGCCAGGCAGGTTAATTACCGCAGCCTCATCAGCTGCCGGGTACATACGGTCGGCATCTTTGCTGTTGGCTGGTGGGTAGTAGTCAATCTCGCCGGTGGCTTTGTACTTCTCAATCTTGTTCTGGAACTCGAGCACCGCAGTCTTGATTGTTTCTAGCGTTTGCTTGTGCGGCTCGAACAAAAAGATGCGCAGCACGGTTCCCTGGTACAGCACGGCCACGGCACCCCAGCGTGCCTGCATGATGTCCATTTGTGCCTGCAACTGCACAGGCCCACGGTACAGCGCAGGCATTTCCTCGGGCGACACTGCGGTTAGCTTGGCCTCGAGCACGCCATAGCCGTCAAGCATGATCTCATCCTGGCCGACCACGATAATTCCTGCGTCCATGTCGGTGCGGATCTTCTGGCCACGGCCATGCGCCCAACCGTCCAGGCTGCAGGCTAGCGGCAGTGTCTTGTGAAAAAATGCCGAATCGAACTCGGTCGAGAGCTCAAGCAGCTCAAGGCGCTTGGCTGTCTCCAGCAGGATCAGGCGCTCGATGCGGTCACCCCAAGCCATCGCTTCGTTCTGTTTATCTTCCCGTGGCAAGCCTTTGCTGGCGTTGATGCTGTACTGCAGCTCATCGTTGGGTGTCTGGTATCGAGACAGTCCGAGCAGCGCTGGCAGGCGGCTGGCGCTCATCATGTAATCCGGTGTTAGTTTGCCTGACATGTTTCCTCCGTTAGTTTATAGACCCGCACAACGCGAGCGTGGGCGGCTTTGTGAGCGGCTTCTGTGTAGCCGATTGCTGTGAATTTTTTACCCCGGAAAACGGCACCCAGGACTGATGGGTGCAGCTCCGCAGGCAGGTTGATGGCAGCTCGGACATCGTTAATGGACACCGAGCCTTGTTGCTTGCAGATCTGAGCTGCAATGTCTCGGCACTGAGCCAGGAAGTCGCTGTCGCGTTGCTCGAACAATGCCAGCTGGGCATCGCGCAGGATCTGGCCGGTGATCATATGACACCCGCCACAAAGAACATGGCCATGACAACAAAAATCCCGAGCAGGAAGCCGTTGAAGAAATCGTCGTTCATGCTGCACCCCGCTGAATAAGGTTGGAAACTTGGGCAGCGCCCCAGGTACGGCCACCGCGAGCGGTCTGCACGCCGCGAGCTGTCAGTGCTGCTGCGATTGAGCGCAGGCTGGTGATGCCTGCACGCTGCAGGTCGGCGATGATGGGCATCATGCGAGCTGCGAATGCGTCTGCGTTGGCACGGCCAACTGCTGCACCGGCTTCTGCTGCGGCTTGTGGGTTTGGGTTGCCGAGTTTGACACCGCGAGCCTTGGCGGCTTGCAGTGCTGCCTTGGTACGGCGGCTGATCTCTTCGCGCTCATGCTGGGCGACCACAGCGCGGATACCAAATTCAAGGGTGCCAGCGTGCGGCATGTCGGCTGCAACGATCTGCACGCCAGAGTCACGCAGGGTCAGCAGGAATGCTGCTTGGCGTGACAAGCGGTCGATTTTGGCAATCAGCAGAGCTGCGCCTGTGGCTTTGCACATGGCGATGGCAGCAGCCAGCTGTGGCCGGTCATCGTGCTTGCCTGATTCGATCTCGGTAAAGCTGTGGATGATGCCGTCGGCGTAGGCTTTGACTGCTGCCTGCTGGGCTTCGAGGCCGAGGCCAGATTGGCCCTGGCGCTCAGTGGAAACTCGGAAGTAAGCTACATATTTGCTCATGTTTTGCGCTCCTGTATCTCGGTGGCGTTGCGGTCTTGAGTGACCGTAAACAGAGACTCTCATATATCGCCGGTATATGTCAACACCCCAAACCAAAATAATTTTAGGTGCTGTCAAATTGGCAAGCGTTGACGGCGTTACGGTCTTAGAATTATATTCGGCAGATATACAAGGGGGTGTTATGAAGCAAGGCAAGATGTTCCTTATGCGGATGCGGCCAGAAGTGCGGCAGCTGCTAGACCAGGCGGCTGCAGAACAACGGCGCACCAGGGTGTCGATCCTGGAAGAGCTGATACTGGAAGCCTACGGTAAACGCTACCAGAGCACGCAGGATCGGCTGAACAAGCTGCTAGGTGGCGCATGAACGGTCGCGGCAAGCGAAACAAAGGCGCGGCTGGCGAGCGTGAGCTGGCCAAACTGCTGACCGATGAGCTCGGCTTTGTGGTCAAGCGCAACCTGGGTCAAGCCAGAGATGGTGCTGATGACATCACGATCCAGCATTTTAGGCTTGAGGTTAAGCGGCAGGAGCGGTTGCAGATTGATGCTTGGTCGCAACAGGTCGAGGCTTGTGCGCAGCCTAATGAGGTGCCGGTGGTAGTCTACCGGCGCAACGGCCAGCCCTGGCGCGTCTGCCTTTTACTGGATGACTTTATACCTATGCTACGAGATCAATTAGAGGGAAACAATGCAAACGAAACTGAAGCTGGCTGATGACACGATGCCGCCAAAGAAAGAAAAGAAGCCGGATGACACGCCGAGTGTGTGGAACCCAAATTTTAAATACAAGCCAGCAGGCACGGCGATGGACTTAGCCGCCAAATTCAAAAGAATTCAGCGCGAGCAGGCCAAGGCTGCGAAGGCTAACAAGGTGAGGCGCGTCAAATGATCCGGCTTTGGCGAGCGTTTCGGGTTTGGCGCTATTCAGGGCTAGGCATCATCGCTGCAATTCGGCAGACGAGGCGGTATCTGAGGCGGCATGGTGGCCGCAGGTTATGAGCACTGCCAGCACTGCGACAGGCCGCACTGGAAGCCTCGCACGGTGCTGGTGGACGGCGTTGAGCTCTGCACGCACAGCGAAGCCTGGCGCTTTGAGTGCGAGGTGCGGTGGGCTTTGAAGTTGCCGGACAAGGCGAGAAAGCCGAAGGTTACGAAGATGCAATATTTACTCAGTGTCGAAGAGCGGCGCGGCATTGAGGGCAAGACCAAGCTGCGCAACGAGATGGCAAGGAGATATAAAAATGCAAAAACCAAGAAATGACCACCGGCTGCTGGACACACTGATTACTGAGCTCAGAGCTCGCAACGACGCTCACCTGGCTGTCAAGCTGGGCTGGCCGCAGGCGTATGTCAGCAAGATAAGAAACAACAAGATGGGTGTCACAGCGGAGCGGATCTTAAAGATCCACGACGCGACAGGGTGGGAGATCAAGCGGATCAAGGGGCTGCTATGAATACCAAGTTTTGCACCAGCTGCCAATGCACCAGGGATCTTGACGGCGGGATCTACAGGCGCGGGAAGAACACGGCCAGGTGGATCTGTAAGCCGTGTGTTGAGAAGCGCTCAGAGAGCCCGTATCGCAACCACAGCGGGCAGATAACGCCAGAGGCGCATGTGCGGAAGCTGAGCTCACAGCTGCGGTGGCCGTGATGTTGCTCGCGCTGATAGGCGTGGTGCTGATGACGATTGGTGGTCTGATCGGATTGGTGGCGATTGCGGTTTGGATGACGGCATGGGTCGGCCTGATTGCTGGGGATGAGGATTGAGCCCGATGCCTGACAACGTGGTGCAGTTCGCGTTGCCGAAGAAGCCTAAGATCCGCGAGAAGGAACCGATGCCAGACCAGCGCAAGCTGGCGGTCATCCCGATCCGAGCGCTGACTGACAGGGCTGTCACCGATGGCATGGTCAAGACGCTGGCGCTGATCTGCAGCTATTGCAATCGAGCTGGTGTGACTTGGGTTAGCCAGGCAAGGCTTGCCAAAGACGCTGGAGTTAGCCGACAGGCCGTGTCCAAGCACATCACCAAGCTGAAGGCGCAAGGCTACCTTGAGGTAGTGTCAAAGCACTGGCGAGGCGTTAGGCCAGATACCGTCAGAGTTATCTACGATGCAAGCATTGATCTTGAGACAGCCATCGCAGTCACCAGCAGGCATGAGGACACTAGACCACCGCACATTAAGGAAAAAGAGATGAAAGAGATGACACCAGATCCGGAAGGATTGAAACGCATCCACGACATGATCAACGGAGTAATTAAGCCAGTTCAACAACCACCGAAGGAGTATCAAATGCCAAAGGGAGACACCGTA